TCAATGGGCATTGGGTAGCCCCTCCTTTATCCAACTGGTAAATGAGATAAATGGAATATCGGGTACAAATAGTGGTTGTAGCTCGATATCTTTTAGCAGTGCTATCATTGGTAGGCCGGTTTCTTCGTGTATCACGTTAGTTGGGAATCCAAGGCCATGAGTCCTTTGCTCTGAAGTGTCTATAGAGCCATCTATTCTTTGTGCATACCTGCACATAAAATAATGCGGATCGTTTCTTACCCACACTTCGCGTTGGAACACTGATAGTTCACGATTGATAAACTTGGCGCGCTGGTAATTCATTTTAGTGCTCATTACTTCCCCTCCTTCCCTAAAAGGTCCAAGATTGCGCGAGCGGGAACTTGTCGGATTCAGTAATCCATCTCGCCGTCGTAGCGAAGAAGTATCTCAACAGCCTTGTCTTGATGCGAACAGCTAACATCGTTAGCAACTTGGCGCAGCACCTCAACCATGTCCGCGACTAGACGGGCGTGGGCTGCGAGACGCGGACGCAATTTGCCGTCCTCGACGCTGAACATGGAGCGTTGCAGGCTTTCGTTAAAATCAACGTGTGTAATCATACTTCTTTATCTCCGAGTGCTAGAGCGGCGCGAAGGCGCTCAATCCGCGTTGCTGAGACAATGCCATCCGGGCCGTTGTGGTCCCAACTATCTATTACGTCCTGCGCTGCCGTTCGCAGTGTCTCGCGTTCGGCGTGGGCTTTGACTTGAATTAGTCGGCTCTCCGCCCTCTGTGCACGGGCGATGAGGGCAACCACAGTATCGCACAGATTATCAACCTTATAGCTCAAAGCGCTTCCTCGTAGCTCTCTCGTTAATTCCAGCAATTCAGCGTCAGTTTTCATGGGTTGGTTCCTTCTCTCGTTTCATCTCTGCGCGAACCGACTGATTGTGTGCGCGGCGTAACATCTTTACGGTTTCGCGAATGCTTTTGTAACAGTCATCGCAGAGTGTATCCTTGACACCAAATCGGTCGCACATGAAGGCTCGGTCATAGCTGAGTTCTTTATCGCAACAAGCACAATGTTCTGGCATCGTCCTACCTCCCCGCGATCCAGCAGATCGTCGCTACCGACTCCGTGCCCGTTTCTGGCGTCGCTTTTCGGCGCGGTTATTGAGAAACGGTGCCGGGTATTTCTTTTCGTGTTTCCGTTCAAGGGTATCAAGAATCTCACGTGTCCGAGTTGGTGAGATATCGTAATGGTGCAAGTCGAGAAGCAACGCATCGGACATTGCCGCTAGGAGGGTTCTTCCGTTCATAATGCCCTCAACAGAATCGCCGCTATCACCATCGCCGCGCCGAGCGCCGTCCACGCTAGCGCCCGCACTACGGACCAGCCGGACTCAGTGGGGGTGTAGTCAAGCCGCTGGATGGGCGGCGAGCAACTAGTATCAATCAGGCATTCACGCAGTATATGCGTCCGCTCGCGTTGCGAACGTAGCTCAGCGTAGTGGGCGATGCGTTGGATTTGGTTCATGGCATGTTTCCTTTGGAGTAGGGCGCTTTCTTATTGATGATTGCGAAACGCAGATAGCGAACCTCCGTTTGTAAGTCCACCATTTCACGTTTTGGTGCATCCCGTACAATGACCACCTTGCGACCGATTACATGCAGCAATCCATGATCGGGTGCGTGCTTTTCCACGAGATTGATGGTCACTATATCCGGTTCGCTCATAAAAAAACGGAAGTTACCCATCCGGGGAAGCGGCACTTCCACGTACCCCAACTGTTGAGCCACGCGGCGTCCAAATCTGCCATGCAACTGGCGGTCGCCATTTGTCGGATGCTCAAACCCGATAGCTTTTTTCTTATCGGCGTAGAAGTCGGATACCGAAGTCTTACATTCAACAACCGTGCTGCCACGCCACCGGAAAGAACTGGCCCAGCCAATCGCATCAGGGATTTCATCGCAAGAAGCGACATTACCAAATACAGGCTGACAGCGGCGCGTACCGTATAGCCAACGTAAGGCCCGCTGGCAGAGTTCGCCATGTGTTAAGCTGCCCATCCGTCATAGCTCCTTGCGTACATGGCGGATTGACGCTGTTGGTTCATGATTGGTTGTTTCTCCGCGTTTCCAGCCGAGCGGCCAGCAAAGCGGATATGCGGTTTCTGCGTTCATTTTATTCCCTCCCCGCCACCACGCGGTCCAAGTCGTAAGCGCGGCGGTAGAGTTTAAACAGTTCCCACGCCGCCGCGAGCTTTGGATGGTCGATGCGGAATGAGTGCTGCGCGAAGTCCATCCCTTCTTTGCCGAAGCGCAGAACATGGAAGAATCCGGTAATAGGTGAATCAGGGTGAGACTCATTCCAGAGATTGATATAGGCCGCGCCCTGAATCAGATTGTCCGGGTAGAAATCCTTAGCTGACTTCCAGTCGATCATCGACAGTTTGTCGTCGTGTTCGCAGCCGTTCGCGTCAGGAGTGCCGCCGTAGCGGTACACTTCGGAAACCAGCGGAACCTCGATAGGGGCAATCTCGATATGCGCGCCGTCGCGCCATCGCAAAAATGCCTCGAAAGCGTTGCCGCGCGCCCGCTTCACGTTCTCTGGCGGAATGTTGGCGGGCGGCTCTGGCTCCGGCTGCCCGCGCAGGTGCGCCTCGATTAGCGCATGGACGTAAGTGCCAACGTCGGCCTCCGGCTTCTCGAAGCGCGGCTTGCCCGCCTTCCCTTGGTTGTACGCCCACCCGATTAGCGCGCCAGCGTCTTTGAAGCGCCCGATGATTGTAGTCGTGCCGGGAACTTCGCGGCCATCGGTGGTACGGTAGCCTGCGCGTGGAGTGGGCATTACGATTTCCTTTTTTCAGGCTTCCCTATTTCAGTGGGGAGCGCAGCATTGAAGGCCAGCAGCGCCGCGCGATTAAGCGGTAGCGCCAATTCAGCCGCGTAATATCGAAGCCGCCTATGGAGCGGCTCCGGTACTCGCAGCACCAACTTATGGGTGTCGAGTTTTTTCTCCATGCTTCGCTTATGGCACAGCGGGGCATCGGTGTCAAGCCGGATGCGGCGAATACCCACAGGTAGAGAGGTACGCGGGGTTGACAGGGGGCGCGGGTAAGGAGTAGATCTTACGCGGAGGTTAAATTTAATGTCAAACGATCTTCAAATAAACGACCTGACGCGCGAGCTTGCGGCGGCGTACAAGGTGTCGCCGGATGAATTGGTAAAAACCACAAAGGCGATCTGCTTTCCCGGCGGCGCGGCCAGCAACGAACAGCTTTTCGTTTTCCTCACGGTCGCGCGCCAGCATGATCTCAATCCGTTCCTGCGCGAGCTATACGCTTTCGTCAGCGGCGGCAAGCTGCAAGTAATCGTCGGCTTCGACGGCTGGGTTAAGCTGGTGAATCGCAATCCGAATTTCGCGGGCTTTCAGTTCGAGGATCGGCTGGACGACAAAGGCAATCTCGTTTCCGTGACGTGCCGCATGTGGCGTAAGGACTGGGGCGCGCACCATGGCGAAACGACGGAATACCTTGCGGAATGCGTCGGCACGACAGAGCCGTGGAAGAAGTGGCCGCACCGGATGCTTCGCACGAAAGCATACATTCAATGCGCGCGACTTACGTTCGGGTTCGCTGGCGTGATAGACCCGGATGAGGGCGAGCGCATAGAACATCCTGAATCGTGGTCGAACCAAAAAACTCCAGCGGCGGCGCGGGTGGTGGAGGCGGAAGTCGTGAAAGAGGAACCCGCGCCGCCCGCTGCCGTCGAAAATGCCGCTGTAGCTCAAGGGACAGAGCAGGCTGCTTCTATCAGCACGGTTGCGGGTTCGATTCCTGCCAGCGGCGCAGCTACCGCCCCGGAGGCCACGCCACCCAAGCGCGGGAGACCGCCGAAAGCGGCAGCGCCGGCCCCCGTCAATCCGCCCACCGCAGGCGGCGACCCCAAAGTGAAACTCAAGGAACTATGGGCGGCACTTCCGAGCGCGCGGCAGACCGTGATGCTCGGTCAGGCGGGCGTCGCCAAGTTCGACGATCTGACGGATGAGCAGGCGTCAAAAATCGTAGAGAAAATCGAAAAGAGAGGACGCTAAAATGATCGTAAACCTTAAGGCAGTTCCCGACAATCAAGGCGGCGGGCCGCTCCCGCTCGGCAAGTACGCTTGTCGGATGCACGTCATCCCGAATCAGGTTGACACGCAGGGGTCGCCCATGCTGGACGGTGACAACAATCCGGCGCCGTGGCGGACGACGGCGGGCGATCCGATGTGGAAGCTCGAAATGCTGATCCTTGACGGGCCATATAAGGGCCGCAAGATTCTCGATCAGATTTCGTTCGGCGCGGCGGCGCTCAAGCGCGTGAAGATTATCTACGTGCGCGCGGGGCTGGCGAAAGGAGACGAAGAGAAAATCGACCTGCAACCGGACGACCTTGAGGGGACCATGTGGTACGTCACGATTGACCGGCTTGAGGAGTCGAAGAAGATCAACCCGAAAACCAACAAGCCTTACATGAACGGCAAGACGGCGTTTGATGGCTATGAGGTCATGGACGCAGAGACGGCGGCGCGCCTGTCGAAAGTTGCGGCTGAGGCCAGCGCGGCAGCCACAGCCGAAACGGCGGACGATCTCCCGTTCTGATGCTCAAGCTGGCCGACATTGCCGACATCGCGGGCTTCGGTCCGGTTCTACGGAAGCGCATCAAAACCACATTCCCTAAAGAGGAATGGCGGGACAATCCATATTGCCTAACGGAAGTTCACGGAATCGGTTTCGTAAAAGCGGATGCCGTGGCGCTGCAACTCGGCATCGCGAAGGACGCGAAAGAGCGAATTAGCGCGGGCGCGGCATGGGTGCTGTCACAAGCGGAAATGGAGGGACATACGGTCCTCCCCCTTCAAATCTTCGGCGAGGGGCTGTCGAGCGCCTTAAATACGTCGCTACCCGACGACCTTGACCTTGACGGCGACTTCGAGGTTGACGCTGGCCTCATCGCGCGCGGTAGGACGGCGAAGGCGGAGCGCACGGTCGCCGCGATCATTCAAAGCATGATGCGCGAGCGCGAGCCGTTGCCTGCGTTCGCGATGGAGGGCTTGAAAAATGACCAGCGCCAAGCGGTCGAGGCTATTCGATATTTCCCGGTCTTTACGCTCCTTGGAGGGCCGGGTGTCGGCAAAACTCACACAATCCGAACGCTTATTGAAGGAAGCAAAGATTCTATTGCGCTCTGTGCGCCGACTGGTAAGGCGGCTAAGAGAATCGAGGAACTGAGCGGCCAGCGGGCGCAGACGATTCACCGGCTGCTTGGCGTGCTGAAATTCGGCGGCACGCCCGCGCACTCTCCGGGCTTTAAGTTTGAATATAACCGCTACAATACGCTGCCCTACGACATGGTGATTGCGGACGAATCGAGCATGATCGACATTCGCCTCATGGCCGACCTCTGCGAAGCCCTTAACCCGGACGCGCGGCTATTGCTGGTTGGCGACCCATTCCAGTTACCAGCGGTCGGCCCCGGCGCGGTATTGCGCGACCTGACGCAAACTCGGCAAGGCCGATGGGCGAACGGACCCGGCGGTGCGCCGTTTTTCGAGCTAACCGAACTCAAGCGCCAAGACCCGGATAAATTGATCGCGCGGAACTGCCAAGCGATCCGCTATGAACATCGCGTGATTGTCGATAACGCCAAGGCATCGGATTTCTTTTTTGCGCCCATTCCCGATGCGCGCCGTGCCGCCGACGAAATTGTCAAGCTGGTCATTGAGCGGCTCCCAAAAAAGTACGGGCTGGACCCGACGCGCGACATTACGGTGCTGGCGGCGCTGCGCGACAAGGGCGAGTTGAGCGTCAAGGCGCTGAATACGCGGTTGCGCGCAGTACTGAATCCTGACGCGGGCGCAGCGCGGTGGGCGGTTGGCGACCGCGTAATCCAGACCTCGAATAATTACAAATTCGATATGATGAATGGCGACCTCGGCACGATTTGCGAGATTACGCTGCTCGGAATGTCGGTCGAATTCGACACGCCGCAACGCATCGTGAAGGCTCCTAACGATGAATTCGACCTATTGCACGCCTACGCACTGACGGTGCATAGGTTCCAAGGTAGCGAGAACCGCGCGGTGGTCGTCGCGATCCATGAGGAGCAGGGGCAAATGGTCGTCCATGCAAATTCGATCTATACTGCAATCTCCCGCGCGCGGGAACTTTGCGTGATGGTCGGCTCGCGGGCGGCGCTGGACGGGGCGGCAGCGCGGCATCGGGAAGTGGCGCGATGGACAAGACTCGCAAGCCTGCTGTCATAATCCTTGTGGATACTCGCGAGCAAGCGCCGCTCTATTTCGGCGGCGCTGAGACCCGCTTGGCAACTCTCGCGACGGGGGACTACAGTATTGCGGTTGGCGACCGCGACCTAAGCGACATAATCGCGATTGAGCGCAAGAGCATGGGTGACCTGTTCGGGACGGTGGGCGCGGGCCGTGAGCGATTTGAGCGCGAATTGGAGCGGAGCCGGACCTTGAGATACTTCGGGATCGTAATAGAGGCGACGATGCCGGAAATTCTGGCGGGCGCGCGATTTAGTCGGATCTCGCCAAAGGCGGTTGTCGGCTCCTTGTTGAGTTGGAGCGTGAAATTCGGCGCGCACGTTTTCTTTACGGGCGACCGGCGCGCGGCGGCGGCGACCACGCGGAAATTATTGACAAAGGCGGCGGAATACTTTGTCGATGGCGAATGAGCGCAGACGGGCGCAATGGCGTAAGAATACGCTGGCCTACGTGGCGCGGCATCCTGAACGCCGCAAGAATTATCGCGCGCGGGTAATCACGGAACGCAGGCGGCGCGCGATCTTACTTTTAGGCGGCGCGTGCGTTGACTGCGGGGAAAGGGACGAGCGGCTACTGCAATTCGACCACATAGACCCGACCACTAAAGTTATCGAAGTTTCCTGCCTCCTCGATTGCCGCCCGGAGCGCATTGTCGAAGAATTGCTGAAATGCGCCCTTCGGTGTGTTGAGTGCCATATGCAGAAATCGAAAGACGATGAAATCAGGCGACGAATCAAACCGGAAGATGTGCCTTTTTAAGGCGAGGGGAATCCATGCGATTAGCGGACGTGGCGGCGCGGGTGACGGGGGTTACGTGGTCTGGCGATTCACAATTTACGGCGCGATGCCCGGCGCACGCCGATGAATCGCCAAGCCTGAGCGTCGGCGTCGGCGAGCGCGGCGCGATTCTCATCAACTGCTTTGCGGGTTGTGATCCGACCGCGATTGCGTCCGCGATGGGTCTGAAGATGGCAGACCTCATGCCGCCCAAGTTATCGCTCGCGTCTGGCGGGTGCGGCGGTGCGCCGTCCTATCTCAAGCTCTGGAAAGAATCCATCCCAGCGATCGGGACGCTGGCGGAATCCTATTTACGGGCGCGCGGCCTGACGTTGCCGATTCCGCCGTCGCTTCATTTCCTGCCCGATGCCCTCTATCATGAAGGCGAACAGCGCGAGCGGTTGCCCATGATGATCGCGCCGATCCAGATCGACCGGACGATTATCGGCGTCCATCGGACCTACTTGGCGGCGGACGGCCTCGGTAAAGCCAGTGTCGCGAAGCCCAAGAAGATGCTGGGCGGCGCAAAGGGTGGCGCCGTGCGTCTTGGCCCGCACGCGGAGCGCATCGGCATCGCGGAAGGCATCGAAACGGCGCTGGCCGCAATGCAAGGCGACTTAATCCCGGTTTGGGCGGCGCTCTCTACTGTCGGCATGAAAGAAGTCATCATCCCCGCCGACACAAAAGAGGTTGTCATCTATGCGGACGCGGATGAACCGGGCCTGTTGGCGGCGCGGGCGCTCGCGCAGCGGCTAATCCTGAGCAATATCCGCGTCGGCATCAAGCGGCCAGCCGCAGGCAAGGATTTCAATGACCTCTTGAGCGAAGGCGGCGATTCTGCGATTCGCGACATCCCTATCGAATGGCAAGACCCGGCGGTGGACAAATCGCTGCCAATTATTGACGCTGAAAACGGCGACCTTTGGTCAACGCTCAATGCGATAGCGGACGCCATCAAGAAGTGGAACGATCCCCCGCGGCTATTTGTGCAAGAAACGACCGGACGGCTGGTCAAGCTGGTCTGGCGGATGCCGAAAAAGGACGAACCGGACACAGGGCAAGCCGCCTATCTCTCATTGGACGAAGTGACGCTGGACGGCTACCGCAACATCATGGCGGCTGCGGCGCGCTGGGTGAAATACCGTAAAAGCGGCGCCGAACCGTGTTACCCGCGATCGGATACGATTCATTCCGCTTACGACCACGCCAAAGAGGGGCGCTTTCTGCCGCCATTGCGCGCCGTCGTTTACGCGCCGGCGTGCGCGCCGAGCGGCCGATTCCTGAAAGCTGGTTACGATGCCGAAACGCGCCTGTGGTACTCCCCAGACGACGGCGACCCATCCGACGACGAGATAGACGACGAGGACCCCGAAGCCCTCCAAGCGGCGATTTCATGGTTTGAAGAGGCCGTTTGTGATTTCCTTTTCGAGTCTCCAGGCGACAAGGCGCACGCGCTTTCGCTCTTCCTACTGCCATTTGTGCGCGAGCTAATCGACGGTCCCATCCCTCTCTACAATATCGAGGCTCCAATCGCGGGGACCGGCAAAGGGTTGCTTTCGCGCGTCCTTTTGCGGCCCTCCAATTCCTACCGGATGATTCCTGAGACGCGGCGCGAGGATGAGCAGGAGAAGCAAATCACGGCGGCTTGCGCGAATGCATGGCCGGCGGCGGTGATCGATAATGTCTCAAACGTGGTCAACTCGCCGCTGCTGGCATCAATCGTGACCTCGAAAAACCCCGAACTCCGTATGATGGGCGGCTACAAGATGATCAAGGTGATGCGCGTCCCGATTTTCATCATTACCGCAAACAATCCGACATTCAGCGAAGAAAACGCGCGCCGGGTCGCGCGCATCCGCATCACGTCACCAATCGAGCAACCCGCCGACCGCGAGGGCTTCAAGCATCAGCATCTCGAATTGTGGACCGAGGAGAATCGCGCCGAACTTTGCCGCGCGGCGGTTACCATCGTCGCCCATTGGCTCAAGAATGGCCGCCCAGGCGTCCCGGCGAAGCCTTGGGGCAGCTTTGAGCGGTGGGCGGACGTGATGGGCAGCCTTGCGGCGTTCGCGGGCTTTACGGGCTTCGGGACGGCCAGGATCGAGAAGGAAGCGGTCGATTCCTCTGAATCGCGATGGCGCGAGCTAATCGAGAAGTGGGCCGAACTCTACGGCACCCAGCCCGTCACGGCGGCATCGATCGTGACTGCGGCGGAAGCAATCGACGGCTTCTTCTCGGAGCGCGAAAAATTATCGAAAGCGCGCGTAATTGGGAATGGACTGCGGGCGCGCCGTGACCGGATTTTCGGGTTATACAAAATCAAACTCGGCGCGACAGTCCAAGGTCAAAGACGATGGGAATTAGCGCAATTTGGGAATTAGTTAATTTAAGAGCCACCCAGAGCCACCTTTTTGGCTGTTTTGGGTGGCTGTGGTGGCTGTGGGTGGCTGTATCTTATACTCCCTTTTATTATTTTTTTTATAGAAGGACAAGTAGGGAGAGCCACCTAGAGGCACCACAGCCACCCAAATCCACTTGGGGTTTAGAGCCACCCAGAGCCACCCTTCATAGCGCTCCTTTGAGCGGGTGGTTCTCGAACGCATCCACGGCCCGGACGTAGGAGTCCAGGCTTTGCGTTGACCGATGCCGGGATAGCTGCCGGAGTTGCCACTGATTGGCTCCAAGGCGGGCGCCGGTCGTCAATGCGCCAGAGCGGAGCGAATGGCCGGCCAGATTGTCCGCATCGATCCCGCACTCTGCGGCGCGGGCCTTCACGATTGCGGCGACGCTGCCAGCCGCCAGCGGCTCCGCCAGCCTGCCACCCTTGCGGATGCGCCGGAAAATCGGTCCTGATGGCCCTGGCAAATGGGAAAGCCATGCTTTGAGGGCTTCCAGCGGGCAAGTTTCCCCTATGCCGGGCCTAACCGCTACGGTCTGCCCCTGACCGCCTTGATCCGTCTTTGAGCGGCGGATCGTGATTGTCAGGCCGTCGGTGCCGAATTCCAGATCATTGACTTTTAAGTCAACCAGTTCCGAGCGGCGTAAAGCGGCCGCAAAGCCCAGCAGAATAAGCGCCTTGTCCCGAATGGCGGTTAATCCCGGCTCTTTGCTCAAATGCCGCGCGATCGTCCTGATTTGCTCGGCGACCAGTGCGTCTTTGGGATGCGCGGCGCTGCCCTTGGCATTGCGAATGCCAGTTAGCTGCCCCCGCACAATTTCAGCCGAAGTAGGGTCATTGAGGTTGTATGCGCGATGAACCGCCCGAATTGCCGCAAGACGCCGCTTGAGAGTAGAGGCGGAAACTCCGCGATCGGCTTGGTCTGCAAGAAACCCCGCCAGAATGCGCGGTTCAGCCGGGAAAGCCCGGATGTTTCGCGTTGAACACCATTCCGCAAAGATGGCAATATCGCTGACATAAGCGCGCAGGGTATTGCGAGCGTGCCGGTTGGTTGCGTATTTGCGCGCGGATTCTTCGACTTGCGTGGGAAGATAATCGGGGGAAATTTCAACCAGTTCATTCATCGGACGCCCTCCAATGCCGCCCTCAGAGTCGCGTAATCATGTACGCGCGTAATCACGGTTGAATGGAGACTTGATCCGCGGTGAAGGACCGGAATTCGGACATCCAGGGCCGTGCCGGATGGCGCGATCTCCGCCGTGGCTCCGTGGTCCGCGCAAATAGCCATCATGGCGCGGAGTTCCTGTTTTGTCTTTGCAGCGTATGGGCTGCCGGCAGTCTCATCGGTTGAGAAAGAGAATTTGCGACTTGTCATTTTGTCACCTCCCCGAAAATACCGCCGAATATCGAGTTAAAATGGTCGCGTTGCCATTTGATTTCCGCAGCAGCCCCCGCAGCAGCCCACGCAGCAGCCCGCGCAGCCCCCGCAGCAGCCCACGCAGCATTCCCCGCAGCCCCCGCAGCATCCCACGCAGCAGCCCGCGCAGCATTCCCCGCAGCATCCCACGCAGCAGCCCGCGCAGCATTCCCCGCAGCAGCCCGCGCAGCAGCCCACGCAGCAGCCCCCGCAGCCCACGCAGCATCTTGCGCAGCATCCCACGCAGCAGCCCCTATTTTCCCATTGGCGAAATCACGGGCAGCTTGGATTGCTTCGCGGGGTCGCTTGTCGTTTGGATAGTCGCGCTCGAATATATACAGCGCGCGCTCCGCGCAATCGGCGGCGAATAGACGTAACTCGCGGTCAATGTTGACTGCTGCGATTAGCTTGCGACTGACTGCAACGCCCTTGCGCTGGTTTTCGTCACCATCTTCCGCCACCACGTCGATCACTTCCACTTTGCAGGCCAGCGGTCCAGGCGCGTAAGGCAGCGCATCCCACAGCGTCGGCGAAAAGTGGTAGCCGTATTTGCAGAGCGCAATCTTTGAGCGATCGGCAATGGTGCGTGTCTCGCCGATCTTCCAAGGTTTCTCATCACCACTGCCCGCGCTAAAATCTTCACGCAGGAAGTGGTAGCCGATTATTGGTTTCTGTTTGCTCATAGCTGACCGCCTCTCAATCGGTCGTGCCGCGCTGCCCGCTGGTAAATCCTGCAAGGGCAATCGTCGCATACGTCGCCATCGTGATAATGCCCGCACCGACAAGCTGGCTTACAAATCGGGCAGACCGCCAGAATGTTGGCCGCGTAATGGTTGCCACAATCGGGGCATCGGCGGTAAACGATTTGCGCGTCGATTTCGTCTTGCTCTGTGAAGTCTGAAATGTGCATAAACTTCGCCCCTCTCAATGGGCGTGCCGGGTATTCCGGCGGGGTTGCGGACGTTAAATATTCGCGTAAGGATCGCACCTGATATCCGACAATCGCTCATACAAGTCATCTGTCATGGCGTCTCGAACCGCATCGCCCGATTGCGTCCAATCGACCATTTCTGCGATGCGAAGCACAGCGACCTTAGCGTCAATCAAGAACTTAAACGCCGCTTCTATGCTCCTGCCGCTCGCGATATGGATGATTCGCCACGAACCGCTGATTCCGCCGTACGGGCGATGGATGGCTAGTCCCTTGAGGCAGTAGGCTTCGATGACGTCCGGGTCGCGGCTATCGTGATCCGCCTTGTGTGCAACTGCCAACTTGATCGGTGCCTTCACGAAAGGCGCTTGCTTGGCCTTTGATTTCCAGCCATCGATCCGCGCGCGTTCCGATTCCCATGCTGTCATTTCCATTTGTCTCATCCCCCTTGGCTATAGCGCCAGCGCTAGGCCATCATCAAGGCTGTTTGGCGTGCGGCCCGTACCACTTCGATATAAGGCGCAGCTGAGGCTTGCAGCGTGCGAGACGCGGCGCGCCAAGTGGGATTGATGCTGTTTGCTGACCGTTGCCGTTTTCTCCTTGTGTCAGTTAGCGGACCAATTCCGGATCGGCCTGTTCGCCCTCGTGACGTGTCCCGAAGCAGGCAAACTCACCCTTGGCTTGGCACTCCGTATGCGCGCAGCGAACATACCGGCCATCCAGTACCCATGCTTGATTCTCGTAGTCGTATCCGTTCAGTTCCATTTCCATCCCTCCTAAGTAGTCTCGATTAGCGTTACCGAACTACGGATACAATGTAGCACAAGCCATGCCAGTTATCGCGACTAATAAATCCCTACGCTTTTCTTCCCCGGTTGCATCCGCAGTGTATCAAAACGGCTACATTGTGTCTTTTTTGCGACACCTGATGACTCCGTAGGCGCCACTCGTGTATGAATGAATCTATGAGATTCACCGCCAACACCGCCACTAAGAAGGGTACCGCCTTCTCCGCCTTCTGCGCGCGCGGCGGCCATGCCAGCGTCAGACTCGATAAACAAAGAGGTTGGCCCAAACTCAAGAAGGCCCGCCTATCCTCAAATATCACCACAATGAGAAGGGGCTTACGCACTACACTGATTCGCCTTAGCACTGTCTGCGCGAAACTCTCTGTCGATCCAGTGCTTACGCTCGCCTATTTCCTTGAGCATGGCGAGCTTCCCCCCGTCGAGAAACCCAAGTAATTACTGCTGATAATGGTGGTTATCGTGACTAGCTGGCACGTCCGGCCGCTCGCGTCGTGAGTTTCTGGAGGCCGGGGTGGGGGTAGCCCCAGGCGCTCGCGTGAAAATATGTATGATGCATTCCCACCAACCTGAAAAAATTTTGGTAGAAAACCCCTTGACACAATGTAGCCGTTTGTAGATAATGGCGATGGCGGAGGGTCGCAGGTTCAAATCCTGCCGGAGAAATCCGTAGCGCAGTCTGGGGGCGCGCCGCATTTTCGTAGCATAATTGCAAAAGGAGGTACGGGGAGATGGAGGGAGCGTTGGGAGAGAAGAGGGCGGAGGCGATGGCGGCGTTTCGGGCGTGGGCGCGGGAGTACGCGCCGGGATGTGAGATGATGCTGGTGGTGAGGAATGGAGAGGACGTGGTGTCAACATTTGCGCGGCTGGAGATTAAGGAGGGGGAGAGCCGCGCGGCATTACGGGGGAGGAAGTTGGAGTTATTGGAGCGCGGGGTGGACACGGTGATGAATCCTTCGCAATCGGAGTTCGAGCCGGAGGAGAGAGGGAATTGAAGATGGAACAGGAGACGAAGCAGTTTTGCCATATTCGGCTGAAGCCGGAGACGATGCGGGCGCTGGTGGCGCGGGCGGAGGCGACGGACCACAAGGTGGGGGCGATGGCGCGGATTCTGATTGAGAAGGGATTGGCCGCCGCGCAATCTATTACGGACGCTCCGCAGAATGGTCACGGGAAGAAGCGGAGCAAGGGGACCGCGATGGTGGAGTACGCGCTGGTGATGGCGGTGGTGGCGGCGCCGCTGATTGCGCTGGTAGGGTGGCTGACGTATATGGCGGCGCAGCCGTGAAGTGCATCTGCGGACACGATTACGCAAGCCACTATTACGACCTGTTACGGTCGCCAAATGCGCGTGGCCTTTTTACACGTTGCCGTGAATGCGATGTGGAGCACTCGAATCCGGGGTTTATCGCATTCCGTCCACCTTGCAACGAATTCGTTCCGGTGAGGAACTACTAGCCGTGATCTACGGCTCCATTTGCTCCGGGATCGAGGCGGCGACCGTCGCATGGCATCCGCTCGGATGGCGGGCGGCATGGTATGCCGAAATCGAGCCGTTTTGCTGCGCGCTCTTGAAGCATCAATATCCGGGGACGGTTAATCATGGCGATTTTACGCAAATCCGGGAATCCGAACCTCTCGATGTTCTCGTCGGCGGGACGCCGTGCCAATCCTTCAGCGTCGCCGGAAAGCGCGCGGGATTGGACGATCCGCGTGGCAACCTCACGCTCGAATTCTTTGCGCTTGCTCGCCGATTACGGCTGCGCTGGATACTTTGGGAGAATGTCCCCGGCGTCATGTCGGATGACGGCGGACGGACGTTTGGAACCGTGCTCGGACTCCTGGCGCAATGCGGGTATGGGTTCGCCTATCGAATTCTTGACGCTCAATATTTCGGAGTGCCACAGCGGCGCCGCCGCGTGTTCATTGTCGGATATCTTGGAGACTGGAGATATCCCGCGGCGGTACTTTTTGAGCGCGAAAGCCTGCGCGGGGATATTACGCCGGGCCGAGCGGCGCGGGAAGGAATTACCCATGCAGTTGCGGAGAGCCTTGGCGCAAGCGGCCGGGGCACCGAAAGAACCGGCAGTTCCCGCGGACAAGACCCAGTAGTGGCAATGCCGCTGGCTAATCATCATGGAAGGAATGACCTCGATAGCACTAGGTTCGTTCCGGAGATTGCGACCAGCCTGAACGCGCGCGAAAACAAGGGGCCATTGCCGGAAGCGGGACTATCGACGGTGACCGCGCATTCGCTGCGCGCCGAGGGCTTCGACGCCTCGGAGGATGGAACCGGACGCGGGTGTCCGATTGTGCCGATTCTGGAAGCGGGCAAGCGATGCGGTAACCGGGATAGCGCGCGAGATGGACTTGGAATCGGGGAGCCGGGCGATCCGATGTTCACGCTGCAATCCGGCGCGCAACATGCGGTCATGTTCGATTACAAGCAATCGGGCGAAATCGATCCGGTGATGCGCAGCCTTTCGCACGACAAGAGCCATGCGAACAGCGGCAGCCATTTGGCGGTCGCATCGCGGACATTTGTCGGCGTGCGCCGGTTGACGCCGCGCGAATGCGAGCGCTTGCAGGGCTTTCCCGACGACTACACGGCGATTCCCTATCGCGGCAAGCCGTGCGCCGACGGGCCGCGTTATCGAGCGCTCGGAAATTCGATGGCGGTTCCGGTGATGCGCTGGCTCGGCGAACGAATCGCAATGGTGGATGCGATATGAAAGACGAAGGCCGCGAGACACCATCCTGGCGGCAGGTCCAATCCTTCCAGAAAATGCTCGCCAAGGCCGGAGAGAAGCCACCGGCCGACCGCGACGAATTCAAGGCGTGGCTGAAGGAGCACGCGGAGCGGGAGTTGTGGTTTTTCAGCCGGTGGATTCTGGGGAACGAATATCTCTCGCTCGGCACGTTTCATCGGCAAATCGTCTGTCCGTACCTTACGGACTACTCGAATTCGCGGTTTAAGCTGCTGATGCTGCCGATGGGCTGCCTCAAGACGACGATCGCGAGCCGCAGCATTCCGCCTCACGCGCTGATTCAGCCGGCGGCGAAGAACATCTATTTCCCCGGCGTGAAGGGTTGCAACATCCGCACGCTGCTGGTGAACGAGAACACCGACAAGAGCAAAGAGAACTTGGCGTACATTTCCGAGCATTTGATGGAGAACAAGTGGATTTACTGGCTGTGGCCGGAAATCTGCTGGCAGCGGAAGAAGGACGCGAAGCGATGGACTGATACCGAAATCGAAGTGCCGCGCACGCGGGTCATTGCGGAGCCGAGCATCACGGCGGCGGGAATCAAGACCGGATGGGTCGGCCGGTATTACGACCTGATCGTCGCGGACGATATTTCGGCGTTGCAGGCCAGCCAAGACCCGCCGCTCATGGAGCGCGCCAAAAAGGTGCGGCGCACGCTCAAGACCCGCTTTTCGCATAAAGAGACCGGCATCTATTTGGGCGCGATGACGCACTGGGGCGCGAATGATACCTGCGTGGAATGGCGCAAAGACCTTGACTTCGAGGTCATGGTCAAGGGGATAGAGGAGCCGACTCCGGCGCCGGACGGTCCGATGATGCCGCTGTGGCCGGAGAAATACCCGGCTGAATGGATTGAAAAGACCCGCAAGGGCATGGACCCGATTGAATTCTCTCTGTGGCTGATGAACAAACCGGTGCCGTCCGGGTACACGGCGCTGAATTGGGAGGAATTGCGGGAGTACACGCTGGAGGTTCGCGGCGACCTGAATCACCCTTACGAGGTACTGGTCTTTTCGGATGCGCCGATCGATGAGCAGATTCTCATGCGGCACGAGCGCAAGATGAACCCGGCTGGGTTCCGGTTGGGCAAGCCTCTCTCGGAGGTCTATCCCGGCAAGCCGCGGAAGCCGGGCAAAGGGCCGGAGATTGGATGGGAAGGCCAAGGCGGCTATTTGCTGAATAAATATCCGAGCTTGGAACACCCGCCGCCGAATTACCCCAATCCGGTGCGGAGGGATGCCCAATGATTCAGATCTGCGAAGCTATCTTTTGCGAGGCGATGTACTGCTACTACCGAAACAATGAATTGGCGCATCGGCGTCGCCCGCTCCCCCGCGGTGCGGAGTTCATCGTGAAGATGAAGCATTACCTTGACTTTATGAATGAGGCAGCGGAGCGTCCGCAGATCAAAATTGTGACGGACTATCGGAGCCGCAATGCTGAATGGATCGAAAAGACGCGCATTTGAAGCCTTTCCCGCCACCGGAATGTATCCGAGCATGTTCGATTTCCTATGGAATGACCCGTTATCCGATGCGGATAGACAGTTAGCGCAAGACATTGTGAGATCGGGGATTCTTGTGTTTCCGCGAGTTTACGACCGACTGCGCGAATTAGGATTTCTTAATGGCGATAGTTGAAGTCCGCAAGCTCTACCGGGTTGGCTTTTGCGACCCCGCCGGACGCAAAACAGACGCCAAGGGTCCGCGCGCCCGCGCCGCCATCGCGGTAATCGGGCAAGACGAATTCGAGCGGATATTCCTTTTGTCGATCTGGGCGGATCGCCTTCCAGCCGACAAGCTGATGGAGAAAATCTTCTGGACGCACGAACATTTTCAGGTGGCGATATTCGGGGTCGATGCGACCGCCACGCAGGTCATCTTTTTCGACATGCTGCAAAAGCAGGCCAGCGATTTAGGCATCCGCATTCCATTGCGCCCGGTCGATCAGAAGATGGAAAAAACATTTTCCATTGAGACGACCTTGCAGCCGATTGCGGCAGGCGGGAGATTATTCCGACCGCCAGAGCGTGAATGCTCCGGCCTGAAATCCGAATGGACGACTTTCCCCAACGGCTTCTATCGCGACCAGATGGACGCGGTTACGAATGCGATCAAGCTGCTGCCGCGCGTGCTGCCCGAACATCTCCGCGCGCTTTCGCGCGATCGGTTGCGCCGATATTTGCAATCGACGGGGATGTCGCGGGACCAGGTGGAGTTGCAGTTGCTTCAAAAACAAGATTAACTTTCGGCAGGATGAAGAAAGTCGCTGCGCTGCTGACTGTGATCGTCGCGGGATGCCACCCTCTCCCTGCTTTCGCGCAAAATTGGCCGGGCGTCCCGACGACCACCACCACGGTAACGCCGACAACTACGGTGACCGCCACTGCGACCTTTACCGCGACGGCGACCACGACGGCGACCTCCACCGCCACTAGGACCGCGACGGCAACAGCTACTCATACCGGCACGACTCCGACGGTTACCGTATCGCCCACGGCTACAATCTCGCCGACCAGTACAACGACCCTATCCCCAACGGCGACGATTTCACCGACCGCGACAATAACGACAACTGCGACCTCCACCACCACCGCAACCGCAAGCGCGACGCCCACGCCGCAACCCCAGCAATGGAGTTTCTGGGCAAGCGGGATCAACGTCGGCGGCGCCAAGACTTGCCTTGCGGCACAGACCTGCCCGATCCCGCCGCAGAATCAAATAGGCGGGACCGCTTCGACCGCCCAAATAAATGCAGCGGGTGCCGCGTTGCTGGGTTGCTTAGATGCGCTGAATTCGCCGACCCCGAACGCAACCGTGAGCGTGTTGGTCAAGAACTGTAACCAGCAGAGCGGATGGTCTGGCCAGACGTGCGACCAGATTTATCCGTACTGCTGGGGAACATGGTGATATTGCCAAGCTGTCCATTGCGGTGCTAAGTTCGCGTCATCCGGGCGTGCCGCGTGTCGTCCCCGATAAGAGGCACGCATGGCGCAAGTTGCCGGAACCTTAGCGGGACAAGTTGGCGGACGGGTCAGAGACCCTGACGCCCAAGCGACTCCAACCTCAAGCCGTCTTTCGCTTCTCTCCTACGCGCAAATAGCGATCAACGCCATTTTGGGCGACGTGGTGCAGAGCGCGAGTTTAGCCATCACGGCGGGCCAGCAGGTCTATCAACTCTCCAGCGTTCTCCCCAACGCGATCAAGGTGCTGCGCGTCACCGACAGCAGTGGCGTCGATTTTGAGCCAACACCATTTGAACCGGGTCTGCGATGGATCGACATGAACTGGTTGGGTGGAACCAGCGGCAAGCCGCGCGTGTACGCACAGTGCGGCCGCGACGTGCTGGTGATTTATCCGAACCCGACCGTCAACGACACGCTCACCGTGTACTACTCGAAGCTAACAGCCACGATCACTACCGGCAGCCAAGTTACCGAAGTTCCCAATGAGGACGATGACGCGGTGATGGACCTGACCGAAATCTTGCTGCTGCTGCACGACCGCGACCTGAATGGAGTAGCCGCCGCGATCAAACGATGGCAGGACCGTTTGGCGCGGCTTAAAGGCGAAGTCCGGGGTACACCGTAATGGCACAAGCCGACGTACAAACTCTGGTCGATCTGCTGTCGAGCGGCCAATTCGACGTGACACTGTTTCCGCAGTTCTACGCCGATGTGATGAACGATCTCGGCGCGCAGAATTGGCATACCAGCGAGCAGACGCTTGCGGTATCAGCCGGAAACAACCCGCTTAACCTCAGCCCGAACCTTCTCAATCTCTTGGGCGTGATATTCGGCACAACCGCGATGTGGCAGCTTACCCTGCGCGAACTCGAATCCTTGAACATCAACTGGCGCAACACGACGGGCACGCCGAACACCTTCACGATGGAAGCCCTTGGCGCCAAGTCCATTGAATTGGCGCCGCCGCCGGCCAGCCCCGGCACGCTCTATTATTTCCAGTCCGAAACCAGAACTGCGGAGCTTCCTTACCTCACGCTCCCGATGGCGTTGAAAGTTCTGTGGCGGGAATACAAGCGCGAAAGCGATCATCAGGATTTGGCGTATGCCGCGTGGTGCAACTATCTGGCCGATTTGATTCTGAATGAAATGCTGGCGGGCGGAGGGACGCCGTGAATGAACTCCCGCGCTTCAGCCCGATGGAGACGCCCGACCTTACCGCGGATCGGCTCAACCGCTTTCGCGATCGGCTGAATACCAGCCTCATCAACTTCGATAAGCGAATCGCCACGCTGGAGAAAGCGGGCATCGTAGTGACCAATGGAGCTTCAGCCGCTACGCCCTCTTCGGCTGCATCGAACGCGGCATCGGCGCCCGGCACACTGATAAATCCGTCGCAATTTGCTCCCTCGGTCGGCGGATCGATGACACTGATCACGCTGGCGTCAACGGACTCCCCATATTCGGCAGCCCTCAATCCTGCCAAATGGACGCTGTTCTTGGTGGCGACGGGCGCGGGAGGAGATTTCACCCTCAATCTGCCGGTAGTGACCGGAAGCGGGAATGTGGCCGTGGTCGTCAAGACGGACCTTCCCGCGCACGATGTGGTAATTACACCATCCGGTTCCGATAGGATCGCAGGTGCCGCGACGTACCCGCTGACCACTCAATTTCAATCCGTCATTCTGATCGACGGTGGAACGGGGGAATGGGTGGTGGCATAAATGCCGATCCGGCGCATTCGCTTCAATAATTTCAACCGTCGCTTGGTGCTGGCTGGCGGACAGGAACAGACCGGCCCCGGCGGCGTCCGGCAGGCGGTCAACGTCGCGCCGGAAAGCACGACCTCTATTCTCTCGCGATGGGGATCGCAATCGCTGCGCAACGGCATCGCCGCGATTCAGGCGTACTACTGGAACGGCGTCGATTACCTCTACGACGGCACGACTCTTTACGCGAGCGGCAGTTCCCTCAACGCGACGATCCATGCGAACGGAAACATTCCATCCGGCGGCTTCAATGGAAACCGGATAACTTTCGTCTCAATGCCGCCTTCACCGGGCCTGCCAGACTATCTATTTGTGCTGGGTGGCGGCTGTATTCCGTTCAAGATCGACCCGTCCGGCAACGTCACGAACTGGGGAATTCAGCCGCCCGACACGCTGACCGGGACGACTGGGATGCAGGCGGCAAATGTCGCAGCGGAGTCCACGGCGATAGAGCCGGACAACTGGGACTCCGGCACGGGATGGAAAGCCACCAATGCGGTTCTCAGCGACAATTCCGATTCCCCGACTGGCGCGGCGTACTCACTGGAAATCAATCCGGGAGCTACCGCTGAAGCGGGTCAAATCGTCAATCCCAAGACCGTGCCGTATAGCCCCGCGCTGAATCTTTCAACCTACGCTGACGGCACTCTGTCTCTTCCGACGGACGTATTCCAGTTCTGGCTCCTGATTCACCTGCCCGCGACTCAGGCCACGACATGGGCAGAGGTGGACTTCGACGTTAACGATGGGAGTTTCAAAAAAGACTGGTACAGCTTTCAAATCGGCTTTGTATCGCCTACCGGCCAGAATCAAACCAAGACGCCATCGCACACCTACAACACGCTGTTAAATTTTCAAAGTGATCAATGGCAGTTGATTACGATTCCCAAGAGCGCCTTCCTCCGCAATGGTGCTTCGTTGCAATACGATTGGAGCAATGTGCAGGCGATCCGGTTTCGATTTGGCAATCCGGTGCCGCCTTCCGGCTACTATCTCCTCGATAACAGCTTCACGATGTCGGGTGGTTGCGCGATGGGGGCTGGGCCGGCGGTCGGCAACGGCGGCTCTGAATACGATTACTTTGCCGTATTCCGCAACCAGACGACGGGAGCGCAATCAAATCCGCAACCCGTAGCGGCCAAAGTGTTCGGCGTGCAGGACAACACGGTCAAGGTAATAGGCATCCCCGTGTCATCCGATGCTCAAGTGACGGCCCGCGATCTCTATCGGACGCAAGCCCTCACTGGACAGCCGGGCGGCGGCGTTGCGTTCTATCTCGACACAATCCCCGACAACACAACCACGACGTACACGGACTCAGTGGCCGACCAGAGTATTCCGCTGACCCAAACGCCGTGGCAGAAGAATGTCAGTGTGCCGCCGAATAGCTCAGCGCCGTACTACGTCGATGGCGGCAACGGCTACTACTTCAGGCTGATCACTGGCGGCACGACTGGCGCAGCGGAGCCGTCGTGGGTCGTGCCAAGCACGGTATGGAGCCCGCAGACCTCGTTCGCGGTTAACGACACAACCTCGCAGCCCAAGGCGAACGGCCATTTCTGGAAATGCACCACGGCTGGCATATCCGGCAGTTCGGAGCCCGACTGGACAAAGGCCGGACCTCTCACCGATGGGACCGCCGTATGGACGGACCAAGGGGTGCAGCAGACGAACGATAACGGAGTGGTCTGGCGGTTCATGGGGATCAATTCAACCGCCGTGCTGGGGCAACCGATTGCAGCGGGCGTATCGCCCCAGTTGCTTTACGACAACACGCCACCGGCCAGCACCTACGACGACGCGATCGGGAATTTCCAAGGCTCCATGTTCTGGACGCGGGATAGCGCCAGCGGCAAGGGCGGGTATCTTTACGTCTCACCTCCGGGTCGGCCAGAAGCCGCGGCGACCGCAATTCTGGCGTGCGATCAGAACGACCCGGCTCAGAAATTGGTCGGATGGGATAGCGCGCTCTGGCTTCTATCTCAGGGACGCGGATTTCAAGTCACCGGTACCTACCCGAACTTCATCGCTCAAGAAGTCAATTTTAACTGCGGCACCTTGGCACCGTGGGCAGTCGTCGCACTTCAGAAATTAGGAATTCTCTACTGGGCGCCGGATGGCGTCCGGGTGATGAATTGGAGCGGTTCAACGCTACTCGGCTTCGAGCAACTGGCAACCATCTTCCGAGGACAGCCGGAAGAAAACATCGCCAATGCGTGGAACGGGCAAAAGGGGTCATCGCCGATCTGGGCCGCGCTGCTACGCGATGAAGTAGTCTTTTCCGATGGCGCAAACCTGACGCTCGCGCTCGCTTACGAAGGGACGCGGCAAGGCCCGGCGTGGCGGCAAATCTCGCCTGTGCTGACCGCGCTCTATTACGCGCCGCAAGTCGGGAAGGCGATTGGCGCATTTGGCGGCAACAGTTATTGGTATGAGACTTCGGGGCAAGGTGAAGATGGAAGCACGCCCATTACGTTCACCTTGCAAACAGCGGGAGACTTCCCCGCACCTGGCGAACAGTTCACTTTCCAGCGGCTCTATATCAGTGCGAACCTCAACCAGAATCAGACCCTATCGCCGTCGCTCATCATTGACGGGGAAGCGACTGCCTTGCCGAGCATTACCGGCGCGCTCGGCATTACGCGCACCATTTACGAATTGTCGCCCAAACTGACCGGGCGGATGCTCTCCGGCGTGATCGTGACCGGGAACCTTACGGGGCGCGTGGAAATATTCGACATCAGTGCGGATGTCTGGTTCGGGGAAGTCGCCGCGGCGATGCCGCCGGAATCCGCGTTGCAGGCGATGCCGAAACTGCAAGCTCCGGCATCTCGCGGGGATGCACCGATGCCGCCCGATATGGTAGCCAGACAGGATTTACCGCCTCCATTCCCGAAGGTTGCGAATGCGCCAGCGCCTCCCGATATGGGATCGAAGCCATCCCTGCCGCCACCTTTCCCCGGCTCTACTGCTGCGCCCGCGCCATCCGATACCGGCCCGAATGCGGCCAAGCCGCCGCCGTACCCCTCTTCCAATAGCGCGCCGATGCCGCCAGAATCGAATCAACTGCTACCATCCCGATGATTCGCTACGACCCAAACAAGCTCTCGCATGAAACCTTGGCGGTGAATTGGTTCTTCGCGCTTGAGGCCAAGCCCGACGAAATGGAGAAGCTGTTTCACGAATCGCTCCGGCACCACCTGACGGACTTCTTGAATTGGTTGAAGTATCAGGGGCAGGCCGTCATCGCGATAGACGAACAAGGCATCTGGGCGGCAGCATGGACGATCCCGGATTTGAGCGGTGCCTTTTTCGGCGCATGGTTCCGGGAGGAAAAGCGCGGCACGATCGCGGCAGTCAAGTTCATCCGCGACGCCTACCGGCTGGCCTTCGAGAAATACTCGGTGCTGATTGGCCTCACCAAGCAGCCTGCGCTCCATGATCTGCACCTTGCATTGGGCTACGACTATCTGGGCGAGATTCCGCACTACTTTGACGGACAGCCCGGAAGAATGTATGTTTTGACCAAGGAGAATTTCTATGGGCGGTCCCGGCGGCGGCAAAGGCACGTCAACCACGACGACAAGCCAGTTCTCGCCCCAGTTGATGGGGCTTTACAAAATGGCAAAGCCGACGATCGCGGCGATGTCCAGCCAGACGGCGGAAGCTCTCCGAACGGGGGGAGTGAACGCGAATATTCCGTCCATCAACGCAAGCCTCGACGCATCGCGGGAAGCGTACAGCAAGAGTTACGCGGCGTTGAAAAATCAACTGGCGGAGAGCGGAATGGCGGATAGCTCGTTCGCCAAGGAAATGCTCAGCCAGTACGAATCGGAGAGCGGGCAGCAAATCGCGAATACTCCAGCGAATTTGACTCAGGACTTCTTGGGTCGCGCGGCTCCCGAAGTAATGCGCGGCGGTGAAGCGGCGCTTGGCGAAGCGGCCGGGTTGAATACTACGACTACCACGACGCCAGGATTCTGGCAGACGTTCATGCAGGGGCTTCAAGCCACTTCACAGGGCGCTGGTGAAGCGATCGGGGCAGCTGCGGCGTAATCATGGGCGGCGCACTCGGAATGGCATTGGGGCTTGGCTTAAACGCCCTTGGCGGTTACGCCGGGGAGAAGCTGCAACAGAAACACGCCAATGAACAGATGCAGCATGACTTCCTGATGACCTCCATGCAGCAAAACCCCGAAGGGACGCTGAAGTACCTCCAGACTCCCGAAGGGAAGAAGCTGACCTCGCACATGGACAAGGACACGCTGAACTCGTTTATGATGCTGGGGCAGGCGGCGACGGCGCAGTCGGCGCAATTCTCGAAGGAGATTGGCGGCGAATCCGGCGGACCAGCTACGGCCCCGCAGGGCGGCGATCCGATGGCTGCGCACACCGCGCAGCTTGACGCGGACATTCAACGCTTCACGGCATTGCAAGCGAAGTACGCGAACAATCCGACCTACAGCAAACTGATCGACAGTCATCTCAAGGAGTTGCAGGAGCAGCGTCGGCAGTTGTCAGGCCAGCAGTTCACCGCCGGACAGGAAGCGAAGAAGGAGCAGGCAACGCAGGGCCGTTTCGAGCAGGAACAAAAGACAAAACAAACCGAATTTGCGCAACACCGGGAAGATATTGCTGCGACCCGCGAAGCGACCGCTTCATATCGAGACGCGGAACTGCAAATCAAGAAGGCCAATGAGGATGCGGCCAAAGCGACCCGCGAAGCGACCGCGCAGGCCAAGCAGGCCAAGACCGAGGAGGATCGCAAGGCCGCGATCGATAAAGGAGTCGCCGCGCTGACCAAGGGCGGTACGGATTTTATTGAAAAGTTCGGGAAGTTGACCGACGACCAGAAGAACACGCAAGGTCCGGTAGTCACGGATTTGAATAAGCAGCGGATCACGTTCCATCAAACCCATCCGGGGAGCGGAGCGCCGACACTTCTGCAATTTACGCCGGGTAAGAAATCGACCGGACTCATTAAGGGCGCACTTGGCGATTACGATCAGTCTCCCCAAGTGGAAGCGGTCGAACCGAAGTATGGCACCTTGAAGGGCGCGTCCGGCTGGTTCGATGCGCTAGGGAATTTCTATGCCGACCCCGACGCCAGCCCCAGCAAGTAGTTTCGTTCCCGCCGAGAAGATCGATCCCAAAGATGTCAAGATTGGGGATGGTGGAAGCCATTTCACGCCAGCCTCCGCAATCGATCCAAAGGACGTAAAGATACCGGAAGCGCCAGCCGAATCGCCCGGCCAGAAGGTCCGGCGCATCGGTGGCATGGTGGCTCGCGGTACGGTCAAGACTGCCGCTGCGACAGCGCCTATCGTGGCTGGCGCCGAGATGGGAGCCTCATTAGGCACAGCGGTCGCTCCCGGTCCCGGTACGTTGGTTGGCGGCGTCATCGGCGCGGGGATAGGCGGTCTGGCCGCTCCCGCATCGGAATACATGGCGCAACGCGCGATAGGCGAGAAGGCCGAACCGCCTACCTTCGGAGAAGCCAAGACTTCTGCTGGCGTTGCGGCCATGACGCAGGGCGTCGCTCCCATCATGGAGAAGATGGCGGAGCCGTTTGTTGAGGGTGTACTTGGCATCAGCGGCGCGGGCAAATTACTCCGAGAGGGGGAAGCCAAAACCGGGACGGAAGCCACTGAATTAGCCGAAAAGCAGACGGCCTTACAAGCGGAGCGGACCGCGATCAAAACTGAGGCCGCAAGGAAGGCTCTCCAAGAGCACGCCGACACGATTAAGAAGGCGGACGACGCGGCGGATGCTGCGCGTCAAAAACTCAGGCAGTCAATATCCACGCATCTCGAAACGCTCCGTCCAAAAGCGGCGGAAGAAGTCGGCGCGAGTGCTGCGGAAAAAATGATCAGCAAGACGCCCGCGCAATTCGGGAGACAGGAAGCGCAGCCGTTCGAGCGGCAATCGTTGGCGCTGGCGGACTCCAATGGTGCGGTATTTGATGCGCTCGATAAATTCCACAAGGAAGTCGGCGCGAAGTTCGAGCCGTACATAGGGAAGATCAAGGATGATCCGCTATCGCCCAAGACACGGGAGAATCTAGGTGGCGAGGTCGCGCGAATTAAGCAGACGCTTGAGCAGCGCGGCCAACGGATCAGTTCATCCGATCTTAGCCGGGTAATGGATGAAGTCGCCGCAAAGGACAAGGCGTACCCAGAGCACGAACCGAATGTGGACATTCCCGAATCGGTAGCCAGGGCGAACGCAAGGATGCGCGCGGCTTACGAAGCGGAAAATCCTCCCTCAACATTTGGACAATTGTGGGGGCAACGTGGTCGCGCCAACTCCATCCTCGCATCCACCAAAAATCCCGCCGACAGGTGGGCGGCCCGCGAATTGGTCAGCGCCATTGACGACGAGATTCCCGGTGTCCCCGCGGAGATTCGCCAGCAGTACGGATTTGAGCGTCGTATCTCCCGCTCGGTAGTCGCCGACGTTGCTAAAGCCCGCAACCCGCAAGAGGTCGGTGAGGCGATCTTCGGCTCCAAAGCGAAACCGGAACCGGCGGCAGTTCCACTGTCAATCATCAGCTTCACCAAGCGATTCGCGCCGGAGCGGATGGACGGACTCCGCCAGGCATTCGCGGATCGCTACCTCGGCAACCAGATGGACGCAAACGACCTTGGAAAACTCAACCCGCAGGTATTGAAAGAACTGTACGGCGACGCCTCGGATGACGTGATCCGGCTCCTCGGTCCAGAAGGAAACGTCAAGGCGCGTTCATGGGGCGAACTGATTAAGTCTGACCCCAACGTGGCGAAGAATCTTGAGCAGGGCGTCCGCGACGCAATGCTGAAGCAGCAGAACCTTACGGCGCAGCAGGCGCTCGTAGAAGGGAAAGCGGCACTCAAGGAACTTGGCCCGAAGTATGCCTACGTCCAGAAGAAGGTTGATGCGGCCGACCTGCCGGAAGCGAAGCTCAAGATTCTCGCACAGGAATTACCGGACATTCAGGCAGGCGGGAAGGAAGCCTTGCAGAAAGGACTTGGAGCGGGTGGCTTCGAGCGATACCTAGCTCGCCGCCTGATGTTCATGTCCATGTTTGCTCTAACCGGAGGAATGTACGGTGCCTTGTTCAAGAAGCCTGTCATGCTGAGTGCAGCCATCGCGGTCGGTGCGGGCTTGGCCGGACGTTCATTGATGCGCACGGCCCTTACGTCAGAAAGCGGGGCGTCTCTCTACATGAAGGCGCTATCCATGCGTCCCAGCCCTGAGACCGCGCAAGCGTTCGGGAGAGTCGCTGGTTCGATTGTGGCGGGTGGAATCGTCGATCACATCAGGAATGAACCGCCACCGTCCGCGGCTCCCGAACCGCCTAAACCGCATTTCTAACCGATCAGTCCCCCGTCCCGTAATTCTCGGTTAGTTGCTTCACGGCTTCTTCAAGTTTGGCTTCCTCGAATACCACGTTCTTGGCCTTCACGGCCTTGGCCGCTTCCTTCGCCATTTCGGCGGCATCGTTCAAGCTCTCCGCCCATCCGAGCGCGTAACCAGCAATCGTCGCATGGTCGCTCATCGGGACGTACCAGATGTCGTCGCCTTCGCGGAAATAACTGCGGAAGCTGTAGCGGTCCTTCAATTTATCGGGGACGCGAAGCCGCAGGAAATCGCTACAACCCCCGTCAATCGTCAGCGCCAACTCACAGAAATATTTGGCCTTGCCGTAATCCGGCGCTGCGCCATTCAACACGACCTCGGAAAAGTTCGTGCAGCTTTGCAGCATCACGCCGCCCGGAGGCGACGGCATCCGCGTCGTCGCGTCGGTCATGTACGCTTCACCGCCCTTGGCTATCCGCATCTCGTTTGAGAAGAAGCCGCGATAATTCACTTTGGCGAAGTAATCGCCCACCGCGTTCAAAACGGGAACCACGCTCTGCGGAGGTTCCTGAATCAATCGACCGGCGTATGCCTTGTCCTTGATTTCATCGCCCAGAATCATCGGCATCGCCCATCCATCCTGAAAAAACGTGTCGATGCCGGTCTCGCGGTCGCTTTCCAGCGCGTCTTGCACCATGAAGCGAATATGCGCACCGATTGGACCGAAGCGGAGCCGCTGGCTATTGAGCCACGCCTGCATATCGTCCCAGTCGGTCCAATGTTCGGTTTCCATGTCGCCGCGGAAGAGCGAAACCTTGAGGTATTTGTCTTGCTTGTCCCTCAGATATTCGGCCAATTCTTCCAAGCCGGTGATTTCGACGGTGGGAATAACCGGAAGCCCCGCCGCTTGCAGCAGTTCCGCCATAAACCAGCGGTCATCTTCCAGCCGTTCGCCTTCGCCGGAGCCGAATACGGGGATTTCGAGTTGCTTGGCAAGTCTCGCGTATGAAGCAAGGTATAGATCGGGGATAACCAGATGCGAAGCGCCGCCGTCCAGCATGAACGCGACGGCATCGGCTACGCGCTCTACACCGGGAATTCCCGACCCGGCGATGAAGTCGCGCGAAGTCGGGAAAGCGTTGTCCCAACTGGAAAAATAGGCAACTTCTTGGTCTCGCGCCATGCGTTCCGCGACGCACGCGAGCATCCCGTTATCGATAATCAGGGGTTTCGGTTTCATGCTTCAGCACCCAAAGAATCCGATCGTATCGTCATCTTCATCGCAACCGTCCAAGAGGAGGAAACAACACCAAGTCATTTGCGCCCATGTTGACATGACCGCCCCGCACGGTCTAGAACGTGGAGTAAGAGTTTTCCCACGGACCACCCACAGGAGAGATAATATGCCACGCGGAAGCAACAGTTCGATCGAAGAGCAGCGCGCAGCGAAAGAGATGGCGAGCGTTCGTCGCGACGGCAAGACGGGCAGCGGCCCGAAGAATTTCGAGCGCAAGGGCTTCGGCTCCGAAAAGGGAATGCAGACGAACGCCAAGCGCACCGCCAAGAACGATTTCTAAGGGATCGTTATGGCCGACGACGACAAGAAGCCGCCTGAGACCAACACACCCTTTCAAACCCTCGTACAGAAGGGGTATGAAATGACCGGTATCCCGGAGGCCAAGAAAATCGGCAAGTACCTCTCGGATGCGGTTACAAATTACGGGAAGCTCCGCAAGCCAGTCGGCGGTGACGACAAAAACAAGGACGATAAGTAATGGGAAACGTCGCGGTCATTTACGGCACGGGCGTTTGGACGTTGAAAGCGACTACTGCCCCGACGACCACTCCGCTGGCCGGCCCGGTACCGGGCAACGGCGTCTATGCGGTTCCCTTCACGCTTTGCACGATCGACCTGATTCCCAATCGTCTCAAGGGCACCTTCCCCAGCGGCTCGCAGACCGATTTCATCGTCATCCAAGACGTGAACGGGACCGACGTTTACAAGGAATCGCCGGTTGCTACGACCACGATGGAACACGCGCCCCGCCACAAAGAGAAATGGCAGGGAGCGCCGGCTGTCTCCGGCGGCAACTCTGGGATCACCGTCACGCAATTTGATGGCGGATCGAGCAATGACACTGAATTGCAGATTTTCCTGTAGGGGGGTTATACGCTTGACCGCCCGTAATGAGTTTGGCAGGCGTGTTCTGCCTAAAAGCGCGGCGAAAGCCCAGCAGCTTGAAAAGAGCGAGTCCTTCCGTTCCGAGAAATCGGAATCCCCGGCGTCCAGGCATGAGGGAAGGGTAAGTCACAGCCAGCAATGGTCGGCTATGTCGCCTAACCGGGCAACTGTGGGAGCTGCTGCCAAATTTAGTACGGGACGGTAGAGCGTATAACCCCTAAAAATGAAATCCGTTCGCGTAACAATTTCGGTCGAAATCGACGGCGTTCTCCAGCCGGACATGCCGCTCATCAAGGAACTCTCCTACGCGGAAGCCGCCGAAGCCGCGATAATCGCCGCGCCCGACAGTAATTCAACCACCTTCCACCCGGTCGCTGCGGCGACCATGCCCAACTTGGGCTTCTTTTTCCTGACGACCGATCAGGCACAGAATCTCAAAATCAACCAAAATACGGCGATTGCGCTGAATGCGGGGGCTGTGGTGCTGATCATGGGCGCGTCGCTGGCGCAAGCGACGCCGCCCGATAATATCGAATACAACAATCCTTCCAGCACGACACCGGCCAATCTCGGAATGACGCTGGCGGGAAGCTGATGCGCATAATCGCGACCGGGACCGGCGAAGCCCTCAAATTAACTCCTGATCGGCGTTCGCGGCTCAAAGAATACCTGATGGATGAACACAACCGCGCCCGCAATGGGCGGGCTGGTCTTGAAAATACGTGGCGTCACGCGATCCGTGCCTATCAAGCGGAAGCCCTTGACCAGCCGGATCGCCGTTGGCGTCCGTTCACTGGTGCCCCGCGGATTGAAATTGGTCTGGTCGGGCAACTCTGCGACACCGTTCAATCGCAAGTCGAAGATTTAATCTTTCAGGTCAAGCCGCCGCTCACAATTCGCTCGCGCAAAGACGAATATGATGAAGCCGCCGCAGCCATTCAGGATTACGTCGATCACGGCGTCGAGAGTGGGCGCTGGAATTTTGAGCCAGCCATCAAGCGCGGAGCGATAGATTGGGCGCAACTCGGCACGGTAATTTGGTACGTCCCTTTCACCAAGACCGTGCGGGTCACGGACGCGCGTAAGGTCATCACGCTGGGCGCGCGAATCTCGCTGGTCGCGCCAGAAAACTTCTATCTGCCAAAAACAGCGGACAAGGACATCCAGCAGGCTTCCTTTTGTACGCTGCGGACATTTATGTCCAAGAAACAGCTTGCATTACGCGCGCGGTTGAACAAGTGGGCGATCGACGATGCGGCAGGGATGCCGGACTCCGACCTTGTAGGACACGACCGGCGCGCCGCTGCCGGTCTTTCTTCTGGTGGCGCAAGCAAGCCACCAGTTACGGTTGCCCGGACGTGGTGCTACTTCGATCTTGATGGCGATGGAATGGAGGCTGACATCATCGTCACTTGGAACATGCTGACCGGCGGCATTATGAAGGCCGAATACGACACTTATGATTACCGCCCTTTCGTGCTGCAAAATTATCAGGATCGCGCGCACAGCTATGCGGGCGTCGGCGTTGCGGAACAGGTGATGCAGTACCAGAACGCCGCGACCGAGATCATTAACAATCACATTTGGAACATGATGATCGCCAATACGAAGGCATACACGGGGCCATCGGAGGCGATGCAGGAAGTTCAAGAAATTTACCCCGGCGCTTACATCCCGAATGATAGCGGCAAGGAAGTGAAGCCGCTGGATTTGGGCGTCGTGAATGCCAGTAGCGTGCAGGCGGTGCAAATCATTCTGACGATGGCGAAGGAGCGTGTCGGGACGGCGCAGTTGAGCGCCCCGGTTCGGTCCGCCTCGCGCACGCCCGGCATTTCGATGCTGTCGATGCTGCAACAGGCCAATCGGCGTTTTACGCATCCCTTCAATAACCTGCGCGATGGCGCGGCTGAGTGCGTGATGCAATGCCTCTATCGCGAGCAGGAGGAAGTCCGCGCCGGGAATGCGGAGTTGATCGCCAAAATCAAGGCGGTCATGGGCGACGAGAAAGCCGACCTGATTATCGGTTTGATGCGCAAGAGCGAAGTGGAACTCTTCGATGCGCTGGATGTGGAACTGGTCGTGTCCAGCGTTAGTATCAACCGGGAATCCGACCGCCAGAATCTCGTCATGCTCGCAACGCAGGTGGTTCCGCTCTACTGGAACGTCAAAAAGGAACTGGCGCAATTCATCAGCGCGCCTCCATTTCCCGGCGCAGCAGAAGCGGCCAAAGAAGCCGATAAAGTGTTCGACAAACTGTTCACGAAGATCATCAAGACGTTCGATCAGGTGTCGGACGCGCGAGCGTTTATGATCCCCTTGGAGAATATCGAGCAGGATGCCGGGCACTTCGACCAAATGTTGAACCAGTTGCGCGGCGGTGAGGGTGCGCCGGAGCCGGGCGGTAACGCCGCACCGGCTGCGCCGCCGGTCATGCAATGAGCGCGACCCGTTTCATTGCCGCGTGCCGAGAAGATACTTCGATTCTGGCGGGCCTGCTTTCGCTCCTGGATGAGGAGCGGGATAAGGTGCGAAAGCTGATGGAAACTACTGAGTCAGTTGACGAGCTACGCCGATTGCAGGGTGCTTGTGGGCAATTACGCATCTTGGCTATGGAACTGAAAAAACAGGTGAGGATGAGGGATGGAGCGGAAAACCAATCGAGAAATGGCCGCGATTGATCAGGGCTTCAAGGAGACCTGCCAGATGGCGGGAGTGTTCCCCAGCCGTCGTCGCTATGCGCAATACAAGCACATCGGCAGGGAGAAATTTCTGAAACGCCGCAATGGGGGCTTGACAAATCCCCAAGCAATCAAATAATTCTGCAAATAGCTAATTCTGATTTCGGGTAAGCCGCGTGCGCCCAGCAGGGCGCATTATGCCGGAACCCGAAAAGAAAACACCCGAAACAAATCCAACCGCTCCTTCTGCCGTCTCCGAAGATAAGCTCGCCGACTCGATCGTCAAGGGATTGCGCACCGCGCTCCCGGAGATGACGTCGGCGATTGCCGCACGCGAAAAGCCGGAAGCGCCCATACATACGGCCGCACCTACTCTGGTTGCTCCGCCGTCTCCCGACGACATCGCGGAAGCGACCATTGCGGGCGACAAGGCCAAGTTGTCGCAGTTGCTTCGGCAGCAGGCCGCTTACGATGCCCAAGAGCGCCAGCGTGGCCTTCAGACCCTCTCCGCTACCGGCGGACAAGCCATCGGCGCACTTGCACGTCAGGCCGCATCGGCTCTGCCCTATTACGGGCGATTCAAGAAAGACATCGACGGCATGGTTGCCGATTACCTCAAGGCCAATCCCGGCACGATTGCTACGATCGACATGTACGAGCGCGCCCATGACATCGTGAAGGGCCAGCACACCGACGAATTGATCAAAGAGGCGCGTGACGAAGCGATTCGCAAAGCGCGCAATCCAGAACCGCCGCTTTCAGTTGTCGATGATGACGGCAATCCGGTCAAGCCGGAACCGAAGTCGCTCTCCGAAGTTCTCAAAGGCGACTGGAACAAGGAATTCCGCGAAAAGATCGGATCAGGGCCGCAGCGTTCCGAGGAAGATGAGCTTCATCGGCAAGGCTACCGCGGCGGCTTTGCGGAGTTTATGAAAACCCGCAAAGAGATGGAGCAGGTTGCCGAAGAGACCAATAGTTCCTTCGGGCTGGATCGTGATTGGGTTATTGACGACCCGAAAACCGGGGCCGGCCACTGGGTAAATTGAAATGACTGACGAACAAAAGAGAGCAATGGCCGCAGGGCGTGCGCGCAAAGCAGCGGAGCGCAAGGCTGCCGCCTTAATCAAGCCGGCAGACCTGCCTGCCGGGCATACGCGCGACGAAGCAAAGCGCATAGTCGCGGATGCCAATGCCGAGCAGATCGAAGAGAATGAGGCGGCATTGGGCATTGAGGCCGTTGACCAAGCGAAGCTAGATCGGAAGGACAATGAAATCCAGCGCCATATCGTGCGCAAAGGCCCGATGACCGGGACCATCCCGGTGGAGAATGCGCAGCCGGGGTTTCGCTACATCCGCCACGCGGCGGTTGAAGCATTTCACGATTACAGCGCCCGTGCGGCCGTTCGCGCCAGTATCGAAAAGCATCAGGCGTGGGGTTTCGAGGTCGTCAGCGGCAGTATGCCGGAAGATGCGCAGTTCAAGGGCAATGACATGGCGGCGGGAAGCTCCGCGCGTGGCATTGGCGACACGATTCTCATGCGCATCAGTGAAGAGAACTGGCAAAAACTCCAAGAGTACAATGCGGACCGTCTCGCGCGCCAAGGCGCAGTCGAGGAGCGGCTGCAAACGATTGGAGATCGGTACGGAATCCGCACGGAAGTCGGAGCCGGTAATTTCGAGAACAAGCCATTGCTGAAGGCGGCATTCGGAGCCGGACAGTCACAGCCGGAAATTTATCGCATAAACCGCCCCGCAGTGATGAAGTCCAATTTCACCGAAGGCGATTTACGCCGAGGGTCAATCCCCGGCATTCCCGCAGCAGGAGCAGCGAGGTAACAAAACATGGCGGCGAACATCAAACCCATTCAGGTCGATAACAGCATTGGCGGATGGGGAAGCGACTACATCCGGCATGGGCTGGAAGCCTCTTCGCAAAGCTGGAAAGTCGGCGCTCCGCTGGTGGTCTCCAGCGGCTATCTGATTCAGGCGACCACTTCGACCAGCGCCAAGAGCGGCATCGTCGGCATCGCGCTGGCGCCCGCCACCGGAACCCAAGGTTCCGACGTGCCCTACGCGCCGCTGATTCCCGGACTCGTATTCAGCGGGACCGTTGACGGAACTCTTGTCGGCGGCAACGCGCCGGGAACCGGTTCACTGTCGCAGGCGAATATGTACACGGGCGGCACGCTCCAGAAGGATGCCGCCTCCGGTCTGTGGTTCTTCAACAACACCGCGACCGGCGATTTCATCTTCATTGCGGCCAACCCGCCGGATCAGCCGGTCGGAACCGTGAACGGTCTCGTGAAAGTGCAATTCCTACAGGCGATCTCGATCGTCCCGTAAGTGAGGTAAAGACGAATGCCAGCCGTAACTTCAGCGTTTGCTGACCTACTCTCCACGAAGTTCCAGAAATTCCTGGTTAACGTAGGGAAGGCCGTCCCGCGCCTGTGGCCCCAGTGGATCGCCTCGGAGGAGATGGACACCAATCCGTACATCTCCGAGAAGATTTCGGGTATGCCGGCGCAGCAGATCAAGCCGGAAGGCCAGCAGTTCTCCAGCGGCCAGCCGACAATCGGCGGGTCGTTTCAGGTGACTGCCACCCCGTTCGGCCAGATTTTCTCGATCACATGGGAACTCTATCGCGACGACAAGTACGGCGTGATGGGTCAGATGTGGGAGAGCATGGCGCGCAACACGCGGACCCGACAGGAAGTGCAGGCGTTTGCGGTATTCAACACGGCCACCACGGCGAATGTCGGTTACGACGGGCTGCCGCTGGCCGACACCGCGCACCCGAACTTGGACGGCACCACGCAGGGCAACTACGCGGCGGTAACGCTGTCGCAGACGGCGGTGCAGGCGGCGCAGGTCAATTTCGACCTGTTGAACGACGAAAATTCGCTGCCGATGAACGTCGCGGCGACGCGCATTCTGCTGCATCCGTCGAATCGGTATCTGGCGCGGGAATTGTTCGGCAGTTCCGGCAAGACCCAGACCGCCGACAACGACATGAACGCATTGCTCAACGATGAGTTGAGTTGGGGCGTCTCGCGGTTCATCACCAAGACGCAGGACGCATTCATCATGGCGCCGATGCGGGAAACCGACATTCAGTTCATGTGGCGCGACCATCCGCGTGCGCGGGCCTTCGACGATCCGTTTATCGAGGCGATGGACAACACGAACTATCAGCGGTTCGCCATGCGCGTCGGTGACTGGCGCGGTGTGTACGTTCTCTCGACGGGAGTGTAGGGAGGCGGCCAATGGGTATCACTCATTTTGGCGTCTCCAGTGACGGCGCGATCTTCGTTCCACCGAACAAGGTAGGGCTGATTGGCGGAACATGGACGCTCACGCGCAATGCGGCCGGCAACTACAGTCAGCTATTGAGCGCCGCTGGAGAAACAGACCACCTAATAATCCCGCTCGATCGGGGTATTAGGCTGGCGTCATTCGATCTGATTTATTCAATCGGGACTGCCGACCTCACCACGCATACTGCGGCGATTTACCGCAATTCGTTTGTCAGCGGCTCCGCCGCCTCTGTGGCGACATTCCTTAGCCCGACCGCAGTGGCGAAGGTCCAGACCACGAACATCAAGGTAGCGAACACCAAGATTCCGACGCCGACTGATTTGGGTGTCACCGCAGATACGCTTGACTTCATCGAAGTGGAAATCGTGAATCCGGGGACTTCGGTGTACGACTTCTACGGCGCTGTGCTGTACGGACGGCGGGCGATTTGAAGAAGAAGCCGAAAACCAAGAAGGGGCGCCGCGCCAAGGTCAAGAAGGTCATGGGCGAATTCAAGCGCGGCAAGCTCAAAAGCGGCTCCAAGAAAGGCCCCGAAGTCAATTCACGCCGCCAAGCCATCGCGATCGCCCTGAAGCAGGCCGGGTTGAGTAAGAAGTGATGAAAAGCATCGGAATGCCAAAGCCGGAGAAGCCCAAGCCGTTCTCGGCTCATTTTCATTTTGAGGGGCAATCGCTCGCGGAATTGCAGAAGGCAATCAAGGGCGCGTTGTCCAAGCACGGCGGCTCGGACAAGCAGAAGGTCCGCAAGGGTTTCGGCAAGAAGGCGGACAAGAAGGCCCCGATGAAATCCGCGCCCACCAAGAAGGCGACGCCCACAAAAACGCCGATGCAGATAGCCAAGAAAAAGGGCAGCGCGGTCTCCAGCGAATACGGGCGTGTAATGTCGTGAGCAATGCCCGTGCAGGTCAGACAGCTTGCGCGCGAGGTTGTAGCCAATCTCGGATTGGACGCCGGACAGGAACTCGCCGCGCAATGGATCAGCCAGCGTTACCGCGAACTCTGTTCCCGCGCTAAATTCCGCCATCTCCGGCGGTACGATCAGCTTTACCTAGCCGCCCCCATCCAGACCGGCACTTGCACGGTCACGATAGATTCTTCGACCGTTACGCTCGACCCGACCGCGCTCGCGGCGTGTCGGGCGGATCAGTTCTTGGATTGGCCGGACGGCTTTCAAGGGTTATTCTTCCGGCCTCAATCGGGGAGCGTGTGGTATCGCATCATCGACGCCTCGGACGAACTCAGCACAATCACCCTTGAGACGCCCTTTGCCCAGGACAACAACTGGCTGGTGACGGGCGGCACCACTCAATCGGGCCTGACGTTCTTCATCACGCCGCGATATCTCGAATTGAATCCCAAGGCACGCCAGTTGGGCGTGTTCATCGCGGATTTCATGTATCGTCCGATGGAAAACAAGAGCATGGACGAATTGAACCGCTGGTGGAGCAACCGTCCGTGGGTCTGGAGCTATCCGCAGTGGTGGGCCGAATTGACCAATGACAGCGGGACAACCGGACAACCCAAGATGGTCGAAATCGCGCCGTGGCCGCTGCAATCGACGACCGTGCATTACACCTACTGGGAGATGCCGGAGGGGCTGGACTTCGGAGATTACGTGCCGCCCACAATCGACCCGGACATCTTGCGCGAGGGCGCGATGGCCGATGCGGCGAACAACATGGTTGGCCGCGAGTTGAGGAAAGGAAATATCGAAGCGGCGGCGATGTGGCGCAACATTTTCAATCAGCATCGGACCGCCTTCGAGCAGAAAGTACCGCGAGCGATACGGAATGATCGCGGCGCTGACGATCTGGCCTTTGCACTGAAAAACTTCGGATGGAGACCGCCGCTCGATTGGGACCCGATAACGACAGCTTGGGACCAGTTCATTGCCCGCGGATATTGAGGAATAAGCATGAAAAAGTGGACAGTCATCGTAATGGTTCTGGCGGCGATATTGGGCGGAGGGCGTTACATCTACGCATCCGGCAACGCATGGAACCCGACGCTTACCTCGAATGCCCCGCGTTATTATGGAACCGCGCCGTGCAATCCCGTTGCGGCCACAGGGACGGCAGGGGGAGCGGTCAGTTGCACCATCCCCGCACAGGCCGGGATTACGAATGTGCTGTATGGGGGTGAAATCGACTGTTCGCCAGCAAGCGCAGTGGTCAGCGGCGTCGCCACAATTACCGGGACCGCGCCCCCTATCAATATCCAATTCACGGAGACCACCACGGGCGGACAGGTGTGGGCGCTTCAATATCCGCCGATTACCGCCTCGGCAGCTAACACGGCAATCGTGCTTTCGGTGCCAGTGGTAGCGAATGGCGGCACTTGCTCTTGCGATCTTTCCTGTTCGCCAGTGACGCCGACTGCGACCGCGACATCCACGGCGACCGCGACGCTTTCCCCAACTGCCACGATCTCACCGACATCCACGGTTACGGTTACGGCCACAACTACTGTGACTGCCAGTGCAACGATCTCGCCGACTACGACTGTCACCGCCAGCCCTACGGCGACGATCTCGCCGACCGCGACGGTCTCACCGACTTCCACGTTGTCACCTACGGCGACCACAACGGCAACCGCGTTTAATACGCCAACTTCGACGCCGACACAGACGACACCTTGATGCGAGCGAAGATTGCAGCAGCGGTAATTATCTCTCTCTGGTTCGCAGTCCCGGTATGGGCGCAAGGACCAGCCGGAAACTGCTTCCAGTACCAACCTGGTACCGGCGGGCAATTCTGCGTAAATACCGGGTCGCTTTCGGGCTGGTACAACCTGTCAGGCGACGTTGCTAACGTGAACGGAACGCCGCAATGCAGCCCGACCCATACGAGTCAGTGCGGAAAGCTGACCGTCCGGGGACTCAACGGCATTCCTCTCGCCGTTGCGACGCCAGCCAACGGTCAAACCTATTGTTTCAATGCCGTGGACGGCCAGATGGACCCGTGCGGCACTATCCCTTCGGGCTACAAGATTCCGACGCCGTTCCCGACTCCCACGAACATAGGGAATCATTGTGCGGTGGCTCAGAACGGTCCAGTGCTTACGGCGGCGGGCAGCACGTTCACCTACCCGGCGCCGCCGGATCAACTGTACGTATTTCAAGCCGATGAATTGATTTTCATGTGGGACGTGCTGACCACCAATGCGACTTCAGCGGTATCGGTGACGATGGCCGACCAGCAGAATAACCAATATTACTGTCTGGCGACCGGCACTACCCTGACGCCGCAACCCGCGCAGACGCAGTGGTCATTTATCTGCGTCGTCAACCCCCTAAACAGCACTGTCGGGGGTGCCGATCAATGGACTGTTACCGCCGCAGCGGCCGGTACGACTGTCCAGAGCGTTACCGGTGGGTTAGCTGTCGAAGGTACCAACGTCAGTGGCATCGACACTACCGGGATCGTGCCTTTCCCTTTCGGCACAGGTACTACCGGATCGACAGGCAGTTCGCCAGCCACTAATTCCAATGATCTGGTCTTGGGGGTCGTGTTGGCTGACGCGCAGGTGCGCACCGGAACGATTAGCGATGTTCCCGGGAGTAATGTCAGTTGGAAGCAACTGCCAGTCGGCTACGACACGGCGGGCAATACGTTCATCCCGGCTTATGGGATCAACAATCCCGGCGGCATCATAGGCTTCACGGTGCAGTTTTTGGGACCGTCAGGGATTCCGGCGCCGACCGTGAGTGCAGATTGGGCGGGCAATGTATTCGCCATGCAGTGCGGAACGCCCGTCACGCCGACTGTAACGCCATCTCCTACGGTTACAGTAACCGTAACCGCTACACCCACTTCGACCACGACGACGACACCCACTGCCACCGCGACATCCACCGCAGCCACGCCGACTATGACGCTCAGCCCGACCGCTACTATCAGCCCGACTACGACCATGACGGTAACGGTGACGGCAACTATATCGCCAACAGCGACTATTTCTCCCACCGCCACCATCTCACCTACGGCAACAATAACCCCTACGCCTATTCCGATCGCGTTCGTGACGGCAGCCGCTTCGGGTCCAATTACGGTGGTCCCAGCGGTGCCGGGCATCACCTCTGGCTATATGATGCTCGCGCAAGTGAATTCGCCAACGTGCGTCATCTCGAACCCCGGCGGATGGACTCTCCTCCAAGTTGTATCGACCGGCCAGATTTGGTGCCGAATCGCGGACAGCAGCGATGCCTCGGCGTCGAGCTACAGTTTCACCAATCAAGCAGGTTGCACCGGCAGTCTGATTGATTCGACCTACGGACGAATCAGTGTCTTTTCAGGTACAAACGACTGTGCGAACTTCGATACTGTGGCTAACCCTAGCTCCGGCACGTCGCAGACGTTGATCGCGCCGAACGGGACCGCTCATTATTCCAACGATGCGACGGAAGTGTTCTATTGGGGCGGGTACGGAACCGGAACGTTGAACGGTACTCCGGGGGGACTGACGCTGGCTTATCGAAACGCGACCGGGCAGCCGACCGGCGGAGGAGACGGAGGCGCGGCGTTTTACGACTTGAGCGTTCCCTTGGGCAACACGGGGAATCCGCAGATCACTCAAACTATAAACCAGAATTGGCAGGCGTTTCGCGTGATGATCGAGAATGCGAATCCGCATTAAACTGCGGGCTTAGGTTGCTGAGATGAAGAAATCTATTGCAATAATCACGGTAGCGTTGCTCTGGCCAGCATCCGCGCTCGCTGTCACGCCAACCTCCACGGCAACCCCAACGGCGGTGCCGGGAGCCGGGTCGGTGTTTATCGGCAATATTCTCGGCGCATCAATCACGGTCTATTCGCAAGGCTTGACTGGCAACATCCAACCGTACGCGGTCATTTCTGGTGCAAGCACACTTTTAAGTTCTCCTCAAGGACTCGCAGTAACACCAGCAGGTAAAGTGTGCGTAGCCGATCCGGGTGTTCCTGCTATTTTATGTTACGCAGTTGGCGCGAACGGGAATGTTGCGCCAAGTCAAAATATCAGTGGCGGAGTGCATACGCTTTTGTCTAGCCCATTTGGTGTGGCTTTTGATTCAAGCGGGAATATCTATGTAATAGATGCAGGTTCGGGGATGCTTGAATATGCATCAAACGCAAATGGTGACGTTGCACCTATTGCGAACATTACACAAGGTGTTAACGCGGAATGTACAGCTTCAACAAATCCGTGGCCCTGCTGCACCGGAAATAAAACTGGAACCTGTGTTAGCAATCTCGACCCATATATCAATGGCGGTATCACGGTTGATTCGTCTGGCAAGATTTACATTTCAGAATTGGGGCAAAGTTCTTCGGAGAACGCAGGGCTTACACGCGACGTAATCAATATTTATGCTGCAAATTCAACTGGGAATGTTGCACCATCATCTACGGTTACTGGTACTGCTACTTTATTGTGCAATCCATCCGGGATTACGATAGATGCAACCGGAATCACGTATGTTGCTAATGCGTGTTCTAGCGCCACCGTTAGCCCCGGTGCCGACAGCATCACAGTCTATGCGGCAAACGCCAGTGGCAACGCGGCCCCTATTCGCCAGATCATTGGAGCATCGACGACTTTAGTGACACCAGAGTACATGGCACTGGATGCCAGTAACAATCTCTACGAGACGGGAACCGGCGATAATTATCTTGAGTTCGCGGCAGGCGTAACCGGCAATACCGCCCCGATTGCCACCATCACCGGCAGCCTGACCCAGATAAATGAAGCATTCGGCATCGGCTTGCAGAATCCGACGCCCACGGCGACCGCTACCGCTACCGTATCGCCAACCGTGACAACAACACCTTCGCCTACGGCGACAATGATTGCGTCGCCCACCCCTACCGCGAATACTTGTCAAATCGTGCAGACAACTCTGCCTACCGCGGCAGCAACCTCGGTCGCCTACTTCCCCGATCCTGTTAACGAGGTCTATATTCAGTCCGGCTCGGCAACGGTGCCAAGCGAGCCATTGCTGGGCTGGAGCGTCGCCTTGGATAGCGGCCCCTCGGCATTTTCTGCGACCGCAACCGATCTTCGTGGAAATACGCTGATCTGCATCCCATCGACCGCGCATGTGGGCGGAAGCGTTGAGTATCACGGCATTTGCGTGACTACTCCGCAATACACCGTCGGCGGGTTTGATCGGTTCACATTAACCATCAACGCGACGGGCGCTAACGTCCTTGCTCTCAATCTTGGGCTATTGGAAGTACAGAACTTAAGCGGCCCCGGCGTAATCGGGCCACCAGTGGCAGGCACCTTCAATCCCGCCACCAGCCAAAACATGGCCGTCAACAATATCAATGATTTCATCTTCGGAACGGCGGTAGGCGCGGGCGACTCGTCATGGTCCGCTGGTTCCTTGACCGGCGGTTTCACTGCCGTATCCGATGTGTACGACGGCTACAATACGTACTGGGCAGTCTATAAAATCGGGGCGCCGAGCGGGTTCGCTCAGTTCACGATCGGCCCCAATAGTGGCCTCCAAGCGTGGAATACGCAGATGTTCGCGGCTACGTGCGGGACGCTGCGCCCGGTTAGTGCGCTGCCGCATGGCACTACGCGCATGTGGTCGTGGGGCTGGTAATGGCTGAGGAACAGGCACCGCCAGTCGCCAATGCGATGACGCTCATTTCGATTCTATCGCGGGCGCCTACATGGCTTGCGGTCGGGATCGTGGGCGTACCAAGTCTAGTCGCAATCGCTGCCGTTTCGTTCCTCTGCTGGCTGGATTACCATCAGACGCTCATCTCGGACGGTAAATTAAGCGAAGTCGTCACGGCCATTGGTGACCATGACAAAAAAGACGATCCGCTCCGGGCGGGCATCCAAGTTCAATGGCAGAAGATGAACGAAAATACCGTAATGGAAGCCGAACAGCGGGAGCGTGAGCTTGCGGTAGCGGAAGTGGCGTGCGAGACCGGAGCGCGCGGCAATGAGACGATTAAATTACGGTGCGAACAGGCCGCCCGCAGGGATTCTATCGCCCTCGCGAAGCCGAGCGCGATGCCGTCGCCCAAGATAGTTGTCCACCGCGCTCAGGCCCATCACGACAGACTTTATGCGGGACCGACTCGGATAGGTCCAATCTCATCTCCGACTGCAATAGAAGCGACCGCGCAGCCGTGACAGGAAAGGACACGGCCCATCGGCGGGGGGGGACGCCAATGGGCCGCTTAATGTCCAACCCGGTCAAGCGTTCCGGGTTCGGCTTGGAGGATCGTGAACAAGTGCATGATGCCAGACTAGATCGCCGGGAGCAATAGCGATGCTGGAGCTTGATTATCCGCTCGATTTCATGGAAGCAATCAACCGCTGCCTGACGGATGAGGGCGGCTACGTGTGCGACCCGAACGATCCCGGTGGCGAGACGAATTGGGGCATCAGCAAGCGCAGCTACCCGGACATGGATATTAAGGCTCTCACGCGCGAGGGGGCCATCGCTATCTATTACCGGGATTGGTGGGATCACTACGGGTACGGGCAGATTCGCGCCGGCCTGAGCGGCAAGGTCATGGAGGTTGCCATCAACCAAGGGCCGCATTCGGCCGCATTGGCGTTGCAGCGGGCTTTGCGCGCCGTCAGCCGGAATTTGTTCACGCAAGAGGACGGAATTCTCGGCAAGGAGACTTTAGCCGCGGTAAACAGCTACGCCGCCCCGGATGCCTTAATTGCGGCCTTCCGAAGCGAGGCGGCTGCCATTTACCGGATGATCGTGCAGGCCAAGCCCACCAGCCAGCAATACTTGCGAGGCTGGCTGAATCGGGCGTATAGATAGCGATGGGAGGATTCTATGGGCACGAAACCTTGGTACATGAGCCAGACGATCATTTGCGCGGGCCTCGGCATGGTGGTTGCACTGGCAAAAACGATCTTCCATCTCAACATTACGGACTCGCAGAATGCCGAGCTTATCAGCCAGGGAACCAATATCCTGCTGATTCTATTTGGCGCAGGGGCGATACATGGACGAATCAAGACCAGCACGGCAATCGACGGCACGGCGGCTGCTGACAAGGTTAGCGGCAAGCTCACTCTGCATTCTTAGCGGGTGCTTTGTGTTCCAGCCCGCACCATTGCCGCCGGAATGCCCATCTCTGGATGCCATCCGGCAGTTCAAGCCGATTACTTACGCACAGGGATGCCCGAAATCGGCGGGGCTGTGCCTGAATGAACATGACACGGAAACGCTGAACAGGCTGATTGTGCCATGATCGAAATAGACTGGCCGGGGTTTAAGGTGAGGAAGCCATGATCGTGACAATATGGTATTGCCGTAAGTGTGATCGGGCACTAAAAACTGACCCGCCCGGCATTTTTGCGCCCCGATGTCATTGCCAGATTCCTCAACTCCCAAAATCCGAAAACTATTCTGTGTTAGACGATCCCGGACCGTCAGATGATGGCGGAGGCCAGAGAATAGCCGCATGAGCCACTGGTCCAGTTAAGGTGAAGAAGGGAGGCACACCATAACATGAGTTTCATCGTGCAAAGAGGGCAGGAACGTTGCTATCGAGTTATCGAAATGCCCCCGATCCGCCTTGCGGGTAAATTTGACCCTACCGAACTGCCGGTAATGAGAACGTTGACGCTCCACGTAAAGCGATTCCAGCCGCACAATTTATTGCCCGATTGCGTAGAATGCTTCGAGCCACTTGAAGAACATCTTGTCGCGGACTGTCAGACTTGCCTTGGTACTTTATGACCCACTGGTCCACCCATCGCGTCAACGACGACTTCCCGAAGCTGCCGTTCTACATCGCGGCGGTAGTGATCGCGCTGTTGGTGCTGTGGCTGTGCGGGTGCGCGCCAAGCGGGCCAACTGTCGCTGCTGAGATATTGCACGCGCAAACCGTGAGAGATCGAGAGTATTTGGCGCAATCAACCCCTACTGCGACCGTTCAGCCGTGCCCACGGGGTAGCCATGAATGATATTGCCGCCCAAGCGTCCGAAGCGGAGATTAGAGAAGGGCGGCGTAGGTGCTGGTCGCCGCCCTGTGGACGAACTGCGTGGTTTACTGAATGGACAGGTTGGCATTGGTGCTGGCGACATATCTTGCGGGAAATTCGAGTAAGCGAAAACAATAAATGGATGACGATTCGGAGTATCAGGCTGCGATGGCCCTATTAACCCGGCCCGTCCTCCTCTCTCTAGTGCTGGCGCTATGCGCGGGGTGTTCCCTGTTCCAGCCGAGCGCGCGAACGTCATCCACTCAAGTCGATCCAGCGCCGGGGTACTGCACGGCAGGCTGGTTCAAGGATGGCATCCCTTGGGACGCTACCACCGTGGTTTGGGGCTGCACCGACGATTACGGCAGCACGACCTACGAGTCGCCGGGAATGAGCGGCTCGGTCGCAAAGGACGTTTTCGGGGACTTGGGGACTATTGTAACGCCCACCTTGCCGATACAATAATTAAACGTAAGGAGAGACCAATGGACTTCGACAAGGAAGATATCAGGGTATGGTGCATCGGTCCTGATGGGACTGAGTATTACGCCGCTCATTCCGAAGCAGAAATGCGGCAGTTCTATATAGAGATGGTCGGCAAGGAACAGGCTGAGGAGGACTTTGCCGCCGATTTTACTGAAGTTCCAAGCTCCAAACTTGACGAGGAATTTGATGAGCTTGATGAGTCGGGGAAAGTGATAGGCCGAACGACTTGGCGAAAACGAATTGCGGTAGAAACCAGGATTCCCACACAAATTGCGAGCGGCTACAACTGACTGCGCCGCCAGTGGGCATTGGCATTTCCCGGTAAGCCGTGGATGATAGGAGACCGCAAACCGACAGCGCAGGAAATAGGAATAGGAAGATCGCTACAAGGGGATGCGCGCCGCGCACTTGGAAAGAATTGACTTAACCGGCCACTGGCCGCATGGAGGAGAACAATGGGCCTGCTTCAAGATATCGAGCATCCAATCCAGTTCATTGAGGGCGTCGAGACGAAAATCGAAGCGGCCATTCCACAATCGCTACGTGACGAATGGGGGGCGCTGGTCAGCAACACGGTCGTATCGAGCTTGTTCCATGACCTTGGCGACATCGCCACCACGGACGTTGAGGCCATCTACAACGCGGCCAAGACGGCGGCTGGCAACTTGGCCCCTCAAGTCCTGAGCGGGAAGGTGACCTTCTCGGCGGCTGTGACCAGCTTCATTGCGGCCATCACGGGAGAAGCGGGGGTGCTTGTACCGTCCACCATTGCGGCGGCGGAAACGACCCTTAAGACGTTTTTCAGCATGGCGCTCAACGCGGCCATCGTCGGCGCTGCTGCAAACCCTTCTACCGCGACTTCGCCATCAACGCCGCCGTCGCAGTCGCCAGCTTCGCCATCGGGATCGGCGTCGGCATCCAGCGCGAGCGCACCGGCAACTAAGTAA